AAAAACAAATTTGTACTTGACAATAACAACTATGTAGCGCATATTGAAATTTACCGTGAACAAAATGAGGACGATGAGATATTCAGTATAATTAGAAAGAATCTTAATAAAGAACTCAAATCAGAGCTTCTGAAATTCATCAATTTCCAAGTTTATAGTTTTAACAATGAGAAAGGTATAGATCTTGATGCACAACAGACAAAACAATTTAAAACACAGTTTGTACTTGAAATTGGTATTACTCGTAAGGAAGATGATGATAATGAGATATTCAATCTAATAAAGAATCTCAACAAAGAACGCAAGGAGTTGGTAATAAAATATGTCAACTACATGGTTCATGGTCTCACCAAAGAGAAATTAAAGTAATATTAATAACCACTCCGATGGAAACTATTATAACTATACTTTAAACAAAATTGAATTTAAAAAAATTTTATATTCATACTTTATATACATTGGATAATGGAACAATCGACGAAATTTTTCGAAGAAGTTGTGAATCTCATTAATAATATCGAATTCACTGCAGATTTTGTAAAAGATGTTAACGATATTAATAGGAAATATAATACACTTGTAAGCGATTCATCTATTATTAAAGTTACACATCATGCCCGATTTTTCGGTGAAGATTCTGCATCAATTCGAGAGGCGCATCAAAATCTCAAATTGATTACTAATATTCTAATCAAACAAAATATTATAAATATTAATGAAAAAGATGTATACAATGTGACATCTTCGGATAAATGGAAGTCTTTCAAATGTAAAAAATATATTATCAATAAAGACGATCGATATGATGACAAAATTTATGAAGATGTCAAACCTCCAGTGACTAAAAAAGGAACAAAGAGAGCTCCTCATGTTATTGACGATGATAATGATGATGATGACGATAAACAAATTATTGAGAAAATAAAACATCTCAATAAGAAAAACAAACAAATGGTGTTGAATTATCTAAATGAACTTATGTCATAAATATTATATAAAAATATAATATTTAATTTAATTGTGTAATTGTTAATTTATAGTCAATAGATGGACTATACACAGCAGTAAATTCAATACATTGTAATGTATCATTAGTTGTGATAGTGATATCATCCCGTTCAAAGTAATAAGATTGAAGAAATTCCCCATCTTCATCGCATTCTCTCTGCAATCTCCAACGGTTATTTGTATCTTGAACAATGTACGCACCAATAATGGGTATAAAATTAAATAAATCATATGAAGCACAATGATATGCCTCTTTACCGTTCAAATCCTTCCTGATAAATTTTGTATTCCATCCAGAAAAGTGAACAGGTAACCCATATACTCCTGCAACTATTGACATTTTAGATATTATATAATTTATCTTTATATAATAATTTTTATTTAATTAATCAAACAATCCATAATCTTTCCAATCTTTATAACTCATGAAATGATCATCTATCTTATCATCTGGAACACCGTGGGATGACAACAATTTATAAACAATGTTATTTAATTCAAGTAGGACATGAAAATGATGTTCATTATTTATAACTATTTATATTAATATATTAAAACAAAATTGAATTTTTTTTAAATTATAATTCATAATTTAATTACTTGACAGCTCAGAACATCAAATAACAAAGTTAACGCAAACACATCAGATACATCAAATGGAATCCCAATCAGAATCTAATATTCTAGCCATGCTTGGAGTTCATGCTCATGAATCATTTGTGTTGAGCGATGCTCATTTTCGAAAGATGTTTTGCAGCCATGTGTTTAATACACACATGCAAGAGTATCATGTTCCTTTGTATGATGATAGTGTGCCAGACACACCTCCTAATACACCAACTACTGAAAAGTAGATTTAATTTTTCTTTGTAAAAAATTAAATAACAGACTAATTAATATCTCATTATTATATATTCAAACAAAATTGAATTTTTTTTAATTTATAATTCATATTTTAATTACTTGACAAAGCAGATACAGCAAATAACTCATACACCGCAGATACATCAAAATGGAAAACCAATCAGAATCCGATATTCTCGCTATGCTCGGAGTTACTCTCGGATCATCTGTGTTGAGCGATGCTCATTTTCGACAGATTTTTTGCAAGCATGTGTTTAATACACATTTGCAAGAGTATCATGTTCCTTTGTATGATGACAGCGTTCCTGTTACCCCACCAAACACCCCAACTACTACTGATAACAAGTAGTAGATTTAATTTTTCTTTGTAAAAAATTAAATAATTTACCAGATTTTTCAAGGATTTTTCGAGTTTTTCTAGACATTTTAATAATTGAACATAATTTTTTTATATACATTTTATTTGCGAAAATAAATAAAATTTTCTCGATTGTTTTATATATGAAAATATATACCTTATATTAGTAAATGTGCCAAATGCTGGATAGGTGTAGGTCCATAAACGCATTTTTAGACATGTTTTTTGTTTGTAAATCCATAACAATAGCCTGTTTTTAGAGATTTTTTGATATTTTTGGAGTTTTTAACCAGATTTTTAGACATTTTTACAACAGTTTACTAATTGAACGTTAAAAAATTCATACACAAATGATCGAAGGAAAATCGTCAAAAATTCCTCTATTGTTTGTGTATGAAAAAATTATAGTTTACTTAGTAACTACTAAGAATGCTGAATAGGTGTTGGCCCATAAACGCATTTCTGGACATGTTTTTTATTTGCAAATTCATAACAAACATGCTAATAATTGAAATTTTTATTATTAATTGCACATATTTAATAATACAAAATGGGTTATTGGACAAATAATTCAGAACATTTTAGAATGCCAGATATGTTTATATGTTATTATTGTAATGATCATTTCTATGCATGTAATGAAACGCCATGGGTCTACATAGCAAAAAATAAATACCCTAAAGAACAAAAATGGTCATGTCAAAATTGTTATTTTAAATATTCTATTAATTGAATGATTTTAATATATTAATTATATATTAATTATTTTAATGAGATCGTTATTCCAATATCCTACCATTCCGAGTTTTTTCATTATCCTCATATCTGCATTAGAAAATTGAATATTTAATTAATAATAATATTATTATTAATCGTTATATAAGAATGTCTCCACAAGCAGTACTTCCTATACCAACAAAAGAATTTTTACTGAAAAAGAAAAAAGAACATGAACAAGCTTTAGCATTACAAAAATCTAAAGATGATGAATTTTTACTTCAAACTAAAAAAGAATACGAACAATCCTTAGCACTACAAAAATCTAAAGACGATGAATTTATAAAAAGAGTACAAAACACCATAATTCAATATATAAAATCAGCTATAGAAGAAAGAGGACATCAATTAGTAATGGGTAAAAAATGTATGTATGTGTCATTGATTGATATTAGTATTAAAGATAAAACATTCAAATATATTCGCACTGATAATGATGATGATTTATATTACGCCTACAAAAATTGGGATTATAAGAAAATATTCACCACAGATTTCGTACAATCAATAAAAATTCAAGGATATATTATTAAGCATAGACGCGTATTTGTATTTAGTATACTAAATAATGAAATTTTGAGTGTTTGGGGTGTGACTATAGAAGTTTACGATCCCAACAAAAAATCATCATCTTGTAATATATTATAAATTATAATTGAATATATAATTGAGAATAATATTATTATTAATCGTTATAAGAATGTCTCCACAAACAGTTCTTCCTATGCCAACAAAAGAATTTTTACTTCAAAAAAAGAAAGAACACGAGCAAGCTTTAGCATTACAAAAATATAAAGATGATGAATTCGTTAAAAAAATACAAAATATAATACTTCGATATATCAAAGAAGCTATCGAAAAAAGAGGGTATGAATTAGTAATGGATAAGAAGTATATGAAGATATCACTAATTGATACATTAAATAAATATAATTATTATTATATTCATGGTCACAGCTGAACTTGCTTTGAATTTGGTGCTGATTTATTCATCGTTAAGAATTATAATTAATATAATTAATATAATTATAATTATATTAATATTCAATTATGTCATTATGACACAATACACATATGCATATGACATAAAGAATGTAAGTAAAGTTGTTGTGATTAGAGAGAGATATATGGTCTTAAATTCATCTATAGTGCATCCGACATTACCTAAAACATCTTCACAATATGGCATGTTATAACTAATTGATAAACACTCATCATCTAATTCAATAAGATATTTAGTTTCGTATATAGTAACATTATGCGATGATAATTCACATGTATAAGTATAATTACGAATTTGACATTTTTTCGTTAGATAATCAATTTCTTTCGGTATGAAATTTATACATATCACAAGACCGACAAATATCGAAAAAAGTCGTTTAGTGGGTGTATTCATCATTAAGAATTATAATTGTTATTATAATTTTTAAAATATTCAATTTTTTATTGATCTGATTGAACTATTACATATTCAACAGATTTTGAGCACCATCAAGACAACCAACAGCAATAAGAGCATTATACAATTGTTCACATGTAGTACCTGCATAACTGATGGTGCGTATAAACGCACTATATTCAAAGTCCATATTCTGTCTTTCATCATATGAAAATCTACTACGCATTTCAGATGGATCGCGATTCAATGCTTCTGCAATCTTAGGCCAATTTGGAACTACTTTTTTATCTTTTTTAATATTCAAACCAACTTTTATGAACCCATTTGTACCATGAGCATTGTAGATAGACAGTTTTGCATTATGCCAAACTGGAGATTTTTCAGTCATTGTATATAGACTCGAATCTGTATTGTATACAGGAGGTGGTAATATTATAGCCTCCTGACTATATGGTGGAAGAGCATCTTCAAATGATTGAACTGGCCCATATGTAGGCATTATAAGCGATGTATGTGTACTGGCTGATGAAGATGCTACAGACTGAGATGGACGTCCAACTAGTCGCGTCATTTCATTAGCAATCAATGCACATCCTGATGATTTAATAGCATTTATAATTGTATTAGCCTTGTGCATATTCATCAATCTAGTTAGAATGGCTTTTGTTTTGCTATTGTCGGTTTCTTTTTCATGATCTTTCAAAGTACGCATGAGTGAAGAATAATCACTTCCGAGATATCCAGTAATGCTTTGCATATACTGCGACAAAGTCAGTGTAAACCGATCTTCTGTGAACTTAATTTTCAAAGCTTGTGACAAATCTGTCATATTGAATGAATGATGTCAAGAATTATAATAACTATTATAATTTTTAAAATATTCAATTTTTATTATTTACCAATTAAGGTTAAGTGTTAATTTACGATAACTTGGCTTCAAAGGGTCAAGTTTTGTTAATGTCCCATCAATACTATGAATTTCAATTAGAGTATATAATTTTCCTGCAATAAACGATATTATTTGTTTATCAGATAAATATGGATATCCGTAATAATCATCTAATTCAATAGAGCACCCATATAGCCCACGTTTAGCATTTTCCATACATTTATCTTTAATAAGTTTTACAAATTGTAAAGTCCAATCATTAAACCAAGTTATATTTGTTGAATTTTTATTTATTGAATCTGCAATAGCACGAAGTTCGTCAGAAAATGTCATTTTATTTATATTACTATTAACTAATTAATAATTCTTATTAAAATATTCAATTTTACATCATAGATGTAATTTGTTTATGAAGTGATGGAGGTACATTAGTAATATCATTATTATTCTTTAACCATTCTTTAATCGCTAATATCTTAGCATTTTCACTAATAGATCTAGAATCTAAATATCTAGATTCTTCGTAAAGTTCCTGACGGAATATATCATAGAATGTCTCACTAAAGAACCAATCCATTTCTCTCATCATATCAACAACATAATATAAATACCCACTTCCATCTTCTATAAATTTTTTACATAGAACAGAATCATCTCTAATAGATAGTCCATGAACATTCAAATGATTCTGTAGTATCTGTTTCCGTTGTTTAGGACCTGATTTAATCATATCAATAATAGCACGAGTTTCTTGTTCAGATTCTGTAGTAGATAATGCAAATCTCTCTATATACTGTGAATATTTAGATGGAATATCTTGTAATAGAGCTTTCCTATCATCAATTCGTGTTTGTTCAATCTTAGCATCTTCATATGATATTTTATTATCAACAATATCTTCAATAAGATTAATATAATGAATATCTGAATATTTAGATATATATTGAGCGCGTTTCCTTTGTCGTTGTACCACTGGATTATTTTCTCGTTCTAAAATTTGTTCTGTAGCTTTTTTGAATGTCATGGATGTCTTATTCGAAAAATCATTTACTAATTGAATATACTCTCCAGCTTCTAAATTATTATTAGTAATGTAATCAAGTAGTTTTTTGCGACGATCTTGATGTACTTGAGCTTTTTGAGATTCTTTATCAATTTTAGCTTGAGCTTTAGCATCTTTATTAGCAGTTAGAGACCCATAAGTATCAATACAATACTTTTTAATTTCCTTATATGAATATAATGTCATTGGTGGTGAATTTCTATAATATGGATTTGCTTTAACTTGCATAACAGTGAATAATGCAATTTCTTTAGCATTAAGTCCATACTCTTTTGTTAAATTAGATTTACATATCATTCTTGGCTCTAATTGTTTTTTACTTAATTCTATATAAATGGGCTTCGTAACACATGTTGGACATACATACATATCATTTTCCCTTCGAGCTGTTGTATGTAATCCACAATGCGAACACCATGTAGTATCATTATGAATTGGTGCATGTGGATGAACTATCGATAAACACCATGAAAAGTGTTTGTTAATTTGACGCAATGTACTAATAGGTGTATAGTATAATGCATATGATATAATCAAACACCAAATTTCATCTGGAAGTTCAGGAAGAGATGACGACAGTTCATGAACATACGGTTCAACTACTTTGACTGCTTGTTCTTTCGATTTTTTCTTCGGAGGCATTTTATTATTTATTCATATATTTTTATATTAATAAATATTCAATTCATAAAATATCAAATAAAATTGAATATTAATTTATTTACTTTATATATTATACAACCCAGATGGATTTAGCTATTAAAAATCAAGTATTAAATGTGAATAAAATAATAAAATTTGATAAACATGTGTATGAAATACTGATATGTGTTGATTTACCCTCAATTTCTATAGAAGACCAAGAACAATATATACATGATTTGTTATATTCATTAAGCGACATTTTTGAGATCGACAGAAAATGGATAAATTATGATAATAATAATATCTCAATGTATTTTAGAAATAAGAACCATACGTTGATTTATTGTTCAACTAGTAATAATAATATTTATTAAAATATTATTTTTCAATGTATTCATTGCGATACTGTAGATAATATAAGATTAAATATAGATGTATTATGGATTAAATTGTATTCCTGCTTTCATCAATCGTCGAATATCCCATAAACTCAATATGATATCAAAAGGAAATGATTGATAAGTAACGGCGAAAGTCATGGAAACATTGTAAAGCGAAAACGTTTCTGTACAAGGATATACATTTTGTTACTTGATCATAACCGTCTTATAAGTTTTCCTAGTGATAAAAACTAATATTTATATCGACAAAAATCAACTTAAATCGTTCTCAAAAGATGATCTAATTTGTTTATTACGTATGAAAATTATTACAATGTAATTAATAAATTATAAATATATTTATAATTTAATTATTTTTTTGATTTGTATGTAGTATATTTATCACACCCAGCTGCATGTCTTAATGTAGGAATATTTCGTTTCATCCAATCAGTACCAACACTTTTACTAGACATAATGTAGCAATCTCCATGACCTAGAATAATCTGGAATTGTTTTCCAATAGGTTCACTCTGATAAAACCATTGATATACTAATTTCATATCAACTCCTGCTCTGAATGCTATTACTTTGCATCTCTCACTATCACCGTGATATCCTATTCCTGTTGTTTTTGGATCATAATAATAATTTCCTTCTCCAATCATACCTTGGCCAACAGGACCTATAATCTCTGGTAATGTATCGTGAACTTTATCTAAAATAGGAACATCTGACCAAGCAACTATAGTACCTTTACCAGCTTCATAATCAGGTTTTTGAGATTCATCGCTGAAGCATAAATTATGTCTAGCAAGCTTGTTCTTGACTTTTCCGCGCATTAAAGCACGCTTATCTTTAGTTAAAGACATTTGTTCTTTATAGAATTCATCTGTATCACAGATCGCACTCAATCCATTTTTAGCTACCAGTAAATATGCAGGTTCAACATTTGTTTTTTCAGCAAATTCAGTTAAATTATATATCGAGCATTCAATACCACGTGTCTCGAACCATTTTTTAGCACGATTCAAATCTTCTAATGTAAATCCAATTTCTGCTTTTTCTCCTATAATTTGATTTCCCTTATGATTTTCACCTCTATCGCCAAATGTTATAGTTAAAGTTGTATACATTGATAATATTTATTTAATAAATATTATTAATAATTTAAAATTCAATTAATCTCTCGTTCATTCATCGTCGTCATTATCATTACTAAAATCTGCTCTACATAGAGGACATGTCTTTGAACGTAGTTTGCTCATACATTCTAAACATAGATGATGAGAACATGATAGTACTGAGCATGTTTGGTCATGGCATACAGAACATTCTTCCAATTTAGTAAAATCGCTAAAGAATAGGCTTTGCATTGTAGATTTATTATTACCATACACTAGTTTATCAATTTTTTTATTATATTTCAGTTGTTTCATGATATTTTTAATAGTATCGAGTTCTTCAGTCAATGTCTCAACATCTTTATCAATTTTTTGGTTACTATAATGCCATAAGGTTTTTGATTTATATGTTGAATCGATACGAGCCATTAATGATACATTATCTGGATTCTTTTTACGGTGCCCAATGATAATACAAATAGTTACATGAACATTGTCGATATACGTATCATTATCAAATTCCTCTGAATTTATCATATAGCGTAAATAACAATCACATTCACATTCTTCTTGATCATCGAAATAATCGATACATTCAGTGGCTAAGTACTCAGTTGGGACAAGTGTTGTAGTTTCCATGATTAATATTAATTATTAAGTATATAATAATTAAAAATTCAATTGTGATTCATATTCACAAATAGGCGCGGCTTCTACCACATCTATAACATCATTTATTGAGCACCGAGTTGAGTGTATAGTTTGTGCAAAGGATTTAGCGTCAGTTACTGAATAACTTTTAACACTATATACATTTATTTTGTTATAAATAGTCCATAATAAAAATTTATATCCAGATCTAACAGCAACGTTATAATATGATAGGTCCGATTTTTCGTCAATTTGAGGTAATTCAATGGTATTAATAATCTTCTCTGCGAATGAGTTCATGTGGCATATCATTTGCTTCAGGGATTGTTAATATGATTAGTTCCAGATTTAAGAGAGACTTGATATACTATTTCCATGATTATATTATTATTATAATATAATAATTAATTAGATTTTTTATTTGCATTCAATTCACTATAAGTTAATAATACATTAGAATATCATTTTTCTGATAAATTATGTAATATATAAGTAATCTTTTTATCATTAAGTGTCTCTTTGATATCTGCAGATTTTGTATATCCAATGACAGACCATCATTGTAAATTGCGATCCATATTGAATTCAACTGGATTATAAGTCAATTATTAAAATGTGAATATGAATCAGTCTTCGTCTTTCTCATCTTCATGTTCTTTCTCGTCTTCATCAGAAGAACTTTTATGATTATCTGCATTATCTGGCTTGACTTTTTCAAGTCGTTTTTCGTCTTCCTCGGGTAGAGGAATATTGTTATTTATAAAAATCCTATGTAATGTGCTAGCATGCCATCTGCGAGCTTTTCTTCTACATGGATCATCTAAAGTATCTAAGAAGTGACATATTTGATTAAGAGACATATCCGTCCTATTTTGACGAAGCTTTTTCAAATATTCAATCATAGCTTGTTCTTTTTCATTTCTAATCATATTACCTTTTCCTAATGATGAAAATCCATAAGGTGGTTTCGTGACATTCTTACCTTGTTTCTTCATTTCACTCATAACTTGAGAAATACGCTTATTACCATTGACTCTTTCATATTCAGATATTGACATTAAAATACCAAATACTAATTTTCCATTAAGATCACTAGTATCTATCGGAGGTTCTTTAACTTGAAGGAAGCATTTATGTGCTTCTAAGTCTTTGTGAAATTCAACAGCGCCGTAAAGATTTCTCGATAAACGATTGAGTGCTGATACTACGACAGTCATTCCTTCTTTCAAATTATCAACCATTTTATCTAAAGCAGGTCTATGTACTTTAGCGCCTGAGATACCGCCGTCAACATATATACATCGTAAATGCTTTTTATTATCTTTAGCAAAATGACGAAGCGTTTCGATTTGAGTTATAAGTGAGTATCCTTGTACTGCCTGTTCATGAATAGAACTCACGCGACAATACCCAACACTTATTCCGTTTTTATCTGTGCCTTCTATAGCTAGAGTGGCAAAACTATTCCCATAAAACCAAGCAAGGTCTTTTCTCTTTAGATTACATTTGTCTAATATAGAATCCAAATCTGCGCTAGCTCTATTTTCTGCAGGAAGAAGGAAGTTCTTAGCTTTCTCTAGTTTTGCATTATCATATGTATATAACATTTGATCTGGATGAGATATACAATCTTCCAAAAATAAACAAAGTCCTTTATGATCACTTAGCACAAACTCCCTATCAAGTAAAATAAGCTTCAGACCAGCTTGTGATGCTTTTTGAGTCTCAAGACGTGTGTCAGATTTAGAATTTGGTGCTATATATATTAGACTAGTAAATGAATCTTTTTCTACTAAGAAATCAAACATGTTCTTGAGCTTTTTAGATGTAATTTTTAAACCTACACTTCCTATAGCTCTTTCACATTTTACAATAGGATTCTTATCACATTCTGGACACCATTTATTATTCTTGAAATTCTGAGGGAAATCTTCCCAAGTATGTTTACATACAGTACATACATCAAAAATAGAGTAATTAGATTAATCACTCCACTTCCTTCTTCATTTGAAGAATTTAACGA